AAAAAAATTCCCACCTATACTACCTATAGCCACCATAGATAGAAAGTTCAGCCGGGGGTAGTGCAAGAGGCCGTCCCGTGCGTTATAATGTAATAGATGACGAAGAAGCCAAGGAAGCCACGCGCCCCTACCGCCACGCTCCTAAAAGCCGTTGTCCGCGCACGCGCCCGCGGAGCGAATTGGGCCGACGTCGCCAAGGCCGCAGGGTGCTCCGAGAACTACGCCGCAAGTATGCGCCGGAACTTCCCCGCCGAGTGGAAGCTGGCGTACCTCGCCGCGGAGATGTCCTTCATCGAGGACGTAGCAGCCGAGGCGATGAACATTCAGCGTGGGCTCCTCTACGACAAGGACCCCAGGGTTCGGGAGATGGCGGCGCACTCCGTGCTGGCCCACCGCGGGAAGACCTTCAAGCAGCTTATCGAGGTGCTTGGCGGGCCGGAGATTGCGGTGAAGCTCTACAGTACCCTGGCCCCAACGAAGGACGTATGATGCCGGCAGTGGTAGGCGCCCGTCCAGATATCCTACGCTGCCCCAACTGCCACAAGTGGTCTCGGCGTCGGCTCGTTCGCAAGGTCGTCGAAATACAGGAGGACACCGTCATCCACTTCGGCTTCGCCCGACCGATCCTCGCCCACTGGCACTGCACCCACTGCGGCGCGGTGCTGGAGAGGTGGAACTACCTTTGCCCGTGATGGCCGAGGTTCGCGCGGCGCCCTACTGCCCCTACGGTGGGTGTCGGGATCTCTGGGAGACCCGGGACCGGCACGTCTGCATTCACGGACCCTCAGGAACGGGGAAGACCCGCGCCACGTTGGAGAAGCTCGACCTGGCCGCGCGCAAGTACCCGGGGATGCGCGGGCTGCTCCTTAGGTCTACTCGGGCGTCCCTGACCCACTCGATCCTGGTCACCTACGAGGAACACGTCCTGCCACTGAACGACCCGGTCAAGCGCGGCGCCAACCGCGAGGGGCGACGCTCCTACCACTACCGCAACGGCTCGGAGCTGGTGCTGGGCGGGCTGGACGAGAAGTACGCGGGGCGTGTGATGTCGACCGAGTACGATATGGTTGCCGTGTTCCAGGCCGAGGAGATCTCCGAGGACTCCTGGGAGAAGCTGGACACCCGCCTCAGGAACGGTCGAATGCCTTACCACCAGATGATCGCCGACTGCAACCCAGCCGGCCCGACGCACTGGTTGAAGCGGCGCATCGACGCTGGAACGATTACGGGGATCGCCTCGCACTTCGAGGACAACCCTACCATCACACCGGAGTACCTCCGGGCCTTGAGCAACCTCACCGGCCACCGGCGTTCGCGCCTGTACGAGGGTAAATGGGCCGCGGCTGAGGGGCTCGTCTGGCCCGGGTTGGAGGGGTGCTTCGTCAAGCCGTTCAAGCCCCCGCTCAAGGACGCCCTAGCTATGGGCGGGGGCATCGACTTCGGCTGGACGAACCCCTTCGCCGCGCTCGGGTCCGTACTCTACGAGGCCGAGGACGGCCGGGACATCCTGTACGTGTTCTACGAGCGGTACAAAACGCAGACCGAACTCAAGGTGCACGCGGCGAGCCTGCTGCGCGTCTTCCCGGAGGGGTACGGGCGGTGGCAAGCGGACCCGGCCGAACCCGACTCCATCCATGCGTTGCGCCGGGCGGGGCTGAACGTGCGGGGGGCGCGGAACAACATCCTCACCGGCGTCGATGCAGTCACCGCGCGTATCAACACGGGGCGGCTCCTCCTCAGCGAGAACCTCACCGCCCTGCGTGGAGAGGGCGCGGGCTACTGCTACCCCCAGGGCGGTAACTCCGAAAAGCCCGTGGACAAGGACAACCACGCTTGCTGTGCACTGCGCTATGCCGTGATGGGCCATGACTGGCGGAAGCTGGCCAACGTGTTCGACGTGGACGAGGAGGGGATGACGTGACGGAGAAGCGAGAGCCCCTGGTGGTCAAGGGGAGGGTGGTGCGGTGCGCCGAGTGCGGCGGGGTGATCTTCCTGGACACGCCCCTCGCCGCGGGCTTGGTAGTGCACGTCCACGCGCGGTGCGCCCCGAAGCCCGAGCCCACCCCAGAGCCTGAACACGGGCTGGAGGTAAAGTGGGAGGGGCTCGACGCGGGGCCTCCAGTTGCTATGCCAGACGCCTCGCCCGTACCCAAGCCCAAGGCCAGGAAGGCAAGGAAGCCCAAGCGTGGCAAGGCGTGAGACCGACCACACGGTTACGCTCCTTCGGCGGCTGCAGTTCTACAGCCGCGTGGCTGAGCTAGAGATGAAGCGGGGGGTAGCCGTCCGGTACCGGGACGATGTGGCGATCCGGCACATCGACCGGACGCTGGATAAGCTGGAAGGACAGAGCCAGTGAACAGGCTGGAGCACGACACGCTGGAGGAGTCGCGCGGCCACCCCCCTCAGGGACGCGCACCCGCCAAGCGCAAGCCGCGCCGGCGGGAGGAGAAGGCCACGCCCCAGCGCATCCAGACCAGGCGGGCGGCTGCCCGGGCGCGCCGAGCGGACAAGGTCGAGGTCCTGCCCGGCCCCCGATTCGGGGCGGTGATCGACGTGGGGGGTGAGGACATCCTCGTGGGCGACCCTGAGCAGCCGTGGTGCGCTCCGGATAACGACGCGCTGTGGGAGGCAGTCTGATGTTGGGATGGTTGCGAGCGATGCTCGGCCGCAAGGCCTTCGAGCCCGTCCTCTCCGCCCCCACAGCGTGGGCGGACGCTTTCCAGACGCAGCCGCGCCCAACCGACGCGACCCTGGTGGATGAGTTCAAGGGCGTCGCCTACTCCTGCGCCTCGCTGAACGCCGAGGCCGTGGCGCGGGTTCCTCTGAAGCTCTACGTTCAAACTTCCGGGGCGCAGGCCGCGCCCAAGTGCGCGACGAAGGCCTTGGCCCCACGCCAGGAGGCGTGGGTTCGGGGCCGTCGTCGCCTGGCGAAGGCCGTCCGGGTGGAGGAGGTGCTGGAGCACCCGATGCTCGATCTGCTGGAGCGGTCCAACCCCTCCTTCGGTGACTTCGCCCTGCACGAGATCACCGCGCTCTACCTGGAGCAGGTAGGCTCCGGGTACTGGTGGATCGAGCGCAACGCACTGGGCGTGCCCTGGGCGGTGTGGATCCTACAGCCGCAGTTCGTCTCGGTGCTGCGGGACGCGAAAACGAATCTGGTGACCGGGTACGAGTACGGGCAGGGCGTGAGTAAGAAGACCTACCGCGCGGGGGAGGTCGTTGCCTTCCACTTCCCCAACCTGACGAACCCCTACGGAGGTGGGTGGTCCCCGGCGCACGCGGCCTTCGAGGCCATCAACCTGCTCAACAAGGACGCATCCTACCAGGCGCTCGTGATGGACAGGCGCGCGCGCCCGGACGCGGTGGTCAGCCCCAGGGACAAGGACTCCCAGATGGGCCTAGCGCAGGCGCGACGCCTGGAGACGTGGTTCAAGCGAAAGTTCCGCCAGGGTGGTGCCGGGGGCGTCCTCGTGGCCGAGGACCCACTGACAGTAACGCCCCTGACGTTCAGCTCCCGGGACATGGAGTTCATTCGGCGGTACGGCGTGAACAAAGTCGCCATCCTGAACGCCTACAAGGTGCCACCCGCCCTGCTCGACTCTTCCAAGACCCGCGCCGAGCTAGAGGCCGCGCTTGTCCAGCACGGCCGCAATGCCGTCGACCCGCGCTGCAAGCGCAGGGACGAGGCTATCAGCCGGCAGCTGTGCCCGATGTACGATCCGACGGGGCGGCTGTTCGTGATGTCTGACGATCCGGTGCCGGAGGATAGGGCGGCTGCGGTGAAGGTCTGGGCCGAGGAGGCAAAGGCCGGACTGCGCACCATCAACGAGATCCGCACCGACGAGGGTGCCAAGCCCGTTCCCTGGGGCGACGCGCCGTGGTTCCCAGCGATGAACGTCCAGCCCGGGACGGCGCCTCCCCCAGGAATGGCAGAGCAGATCACCGCAGCGGTCGGGGAGGCGCTGCGCCACGATCCCTTTCGGGGCTCGGAGGAAGCGTAGGCCGCAATGGACTCCGCCGAAGCCGTGGGACGACGTGAAGAGGGCCTGGCTGCGCGTGGTGGCGCGGCGGAAGGGGCGCGTGCTGGAGCACTACGGGATGAAATCGTGGCACGCGGCAAAGGAGTTCAACATCGGAGCGGGAATGATTGACCTGGCCGCGGACACCAAGGAGGAGGCGCGTATGATGCGCCCCGTCATGGAGATCCGCTACGACAGCGCGGCGCAGCAGACCCTCGCGCGCGTCGGCGCCACGGACCAGGCTGCCACCTGGAGTGTGACCGCACCGCACGTGCGGGAGGCCGTGGACGAGCAGACGTTCCGCTTCTGCAAGGATACGTCCGTGCGGTTCGCGCGAGACGTTGACACCACGGTGTCCGCCCTTCGGCAGGAGATCGCGGAGGGGTTGGTCAGTGCGGAGAACACGCGCAGGGAGATGTCGAGGCGCGTCAACGATCTCTTCAAGGGGGAGGAGACGTGGCGCGCGGACCGGATTGCCGCTACCGAGTCGAGCCGTGCGGTGCACAACGGCCAGATCATGGGCGCGGCGCACAGCAAGATGGTGAAGGGCTTCCGCCTCCTGGTGAGCGCGGACGCCTGCCCGATCTGCCGGGCGGCGAAGCACGACCGCGGCTATACCGAGCTTGGGGACGCGCAGGCGCAGATGACCTCCTACGACCGCACGCTTCCCCCGCTTCATCCGAATTGCCAGTGCAGCGTGACCGAGGTGCTCACAGAGGTGGGACCGCGCGTTGAGCCGACTGGGCGACCGATTCCCGTACCAGGAGTTCCCACCCCCCCGCGTGTACCGAGGCCGGTGGCTCCAGTGCCCGCACCTGCACCCAGGCCGGTACCGACGGTACCCCCGCGCCCGGAAGAGGTGCTTAGAGACGCGGTGGATAGAGCCGAGAAATCTATCATGCTCAAGACAAAGGAAGAGTTGCACGTCTTTGACGCGTCGGGGAAGAGTATATTGAAGGTCCAAGGAACCGAAAATCGTATCAAGTTCACCGATAAGGAGTGGGCCTTTCTTCGGAAACAGCGGGGGAAGGGTGTAGTTGCAACGCATAACCATCCCTACGGTCTTTCGTTGTCCCCCCAGGATGTCGAAAGTGCGTGGACCTGCGGGCTCGCGGAAGAGCGGGCCGTTGGAAAGGGCTACCGCTACTCGATGAAACTTCCGGACATCCCATTCCCTAAGCCACAGTTCCAGCGGGAATTGCGCAATGCCCGGGGGCGGGTGCGTCGAGAGTTGAAGACGCGCGTGACCGCGGGGAAGCTCACCAGGGCTGCGGCAAACGGTCTTGAGGACCACATGATTTGGGAGCAGGTTGCTCCCCGTCTTGGGTGCACCTACACGCGGACGGGGTGGTAGGATGGCAAACGTGATCCGGGACCTCGACCATGACCGTACTCGGTATTCGCCGGTTTGTACCTTTTGCAAACACGAAGACCCGGAGGTCGAGCGCAAGTGTCGTGCCTTCGATAAGATTCCGCTGGAAATTTGGGAAGGCAGGAACCTACACCGCGAACCCTATCCTGGGGACGGCGGGATACGGTTCGAGTTGATGGAGGAGGTCTAGTCGCCATGAACCCCAACAAGCGAATCCAGTACGACCCCACCGCGGACGTGGTCCGCGTGGGCACGGAGACCATCACGGGCGATCAGCTGCGCCAGATGATGCGGGACCGCCGAGCGGACCCCGCCCCGGAGCGC